CTATGTAGCGCGATAATAATGGTTGATTCGGATTTGGTTTAAATCAATTTTTTTTCAAATGTATTTCCAAAATATTAAAAAAATTGAATAATTATATGGTTCAGTATAAAACACAACAACATAATATCCATGTCCGTTTCAAAACATGGCGCAAAGTTGGTTCCAATGTCCTACTATGTGGCAACCGCCATGGTGAATGAACTGGTGTGTCAGGCAATTAAAATTTCCGAAATTCCAAAAAAACAGGAGAAACAGAAGAATCCGAAGAATTCAAAGAAGAACGAGGTTCAAAAACACGGGTTTACGTTGGAAAAAGAAATGCTTCGCAATGTGTATAACTGCACGGAATCAATACCATACACATGTGCAAACGACTTGCCGGCGCACTTGAATAAGCTTGAGTCATGCAATGTTTCAATAAAAACAACTGGATCACCCAATGCAGTGTGCATGGGGGATTGTTTGAGAGTGTATGACAGTGTGAGTGGCGATGCGCCCATTCATGCAACGGTGATAACATACGTCCAAAATGACGAAGCCAACACTAAAAAAATAAAATCCATTGTGGAAATAGATATAACCAACTCGCGCACGTTGCTGTTTGGAAATCTTCCGCGCGCCCCCATTGAAGAATTGGTTCAATTAATTAAAAATGTGCCGCAAAAACGTTCCCCCACACCGGAAGAGCACAAGGCCATGTATGCATTGAGAGATTCGCTGCATGTATTGGCAGGCAAGGATGCAGCTATTTACTTAAACATCAAATGCGACAGCAAACAAAGCCGACTCCAGTGTTCCTTCAATCAATGGTTGTCTTTTGTTGCCAATAATTCGGATAGAGTCATTGCGGTGGGAGATGCAGCATCATTCAGAGGCGGTTCAATTTGCGCAGAAATATCGTCGGGTCGTCGCACATTCAAAAAAAAAAAGACAACAACAACAGCCACAACAACCACAACAGCCAATCAAATCACTGCATCGTTGATGCAACCACATCATTTAGAACCACATTGATTTCGCTCTTGGAAAGGCTGCGCGGACCGACCGTGTTACTGGGGAACGTGTGTGCATTTATTTTTTCAATGATGCCGTCCATGAATGGCATGCACGCATCGTCAAATTTCAGGAAATGGTGCGACTGTGCACTGTAGCTCGTCGTGCCGTCATTCCCAAAACATCTGCCGGCGTAAACCCCCACGCGACGAAATGCGACATCATACGTCGTTGCATCCGCGTCATCAACGTTTACTTTTACTTTTACTTTTACATATTGGAACCCAATCGGCTGAACGGCAGTTTCAACGGCGCGATTCACCGTTTTCTTTTGCCAGATCTGAAACACGCACGGCACATCATACGGTGCACTGTTCAGAACGAATGAATTGACCGGAAGTTCGGACGAATGCACGCAGTGAAACTTCAAATCAAACGCATTGAACATGCTGGGTTTGGTGAATGATTTGGGCAGAATGAATGCAATGACGTCGGCGAAGGTGCAGCTTTTTGCGATGAACGCTTTTGCGAGCGAGGACTGTTTTCCGAATGGAGGGTTTCCAAACACCAACATGGGTGTTGTGCCGGATGTGGCTGGTGACCACTCCAAATAATCCTGTTTCAATATGTCTGGCGATTTCGGGTCCAAATCAATTCCAATTTTATTGATTAGAGGCGGCACATTGTGCAGGAATGACCCGTTTCCAGCCGATGGTTCCACCCACACGCATTTATTTGCATGCGGAACATGTTTCAAAATGAGCGCAATGCATGATGCGGCCACGGTTGGCGATGTGTAAAATTGGTCCATCGCATTGGTTCTAAATTTGCCGGTGTCTTGCATGATAGGGGATGTGTAATGTCTTTGTGAATTATGTAACAAATCAATTTTAAACAAAAATCACTGAATATCAATTTTTACTGCGATCTGAGCGTTCAAGACCAAATGGCTCGGCCCAGATTCTTAACATTGGGTGGTTTGGGTTGGCCGGATTGATCGCGTTTGGGTTCATTGGATTTCCTAGATTGCTGATTCGGCACAATGTGCAACACACTTCCCGCCACAACTCCGCAGTCGGCAAGCGTGCGATGATCTGCCAGCATCTGCGACGCCTCATTGGCGTTCGGTTTAAACATGACGCTCTGATGTTCAGCCGGCATGCCCAGTTGATCTCGGGCCGAAAGCCGTCTCTTCAACTCGCCGACGGTGACGTTCCCCTCCACTTCTAAAGCAATGGCGTGTGGTCTATCGGAGTGCTGGACGTTGATTTGAAACCCACCCCTCATTGATTTTGTAGAGGTGGTTCTTCGTTTCCGATTGGTCCGTCTTGTGTGCTTTCGGCCTCTGCCTCGGCCCTTTGAACGAGATTTATACATTTATGATTGTCAGTTATAATCATAAATTATTGCAATATTATTTTTTGAAGGTCCTTTAAAACAGGCTGGAATTGCCCCAGCCCGCTTCATTGGCTGCCATGGGTTCAAAATCCATCATTTGTTGTTGCTGCTGTTGCTGCTGCTGCTGCTGCGGCCCGCCGCCCGAATACATGGCATTAAAGTCCTTCACCATGCCGCTCATGCCGCCGCCCATCTGGGCCCGGTTATTTGTCAGCTGCGGGGGAGGAGGCGGCGCCGTCATGGGCACACCCGACGCCATGGAGCCCGTGATTGGCTGCGTCACGCGCACCTGACCTTTGCCCTGACCTTGAGCGGGGCCGGATTGCGGCTTGTTGCCGGACCACATGTCCACCGCGCGCTCCACCAGGATCTGCGCCTTCTCGCCCAGCTTCGTCTTAATAGAGAACAGGATCATGAGGAACACCATGAGGATGTTGATGATGTGGAAGCGCTCGTATTTGATGCCGCTATACGTGGGAAAGTAAATGACCATGCGATGAATGAAGTAGATGGCGAGCAACATGGCGAACGTCTGCGCAAATATCTCGGTCAGAATGGTGAGGCTGCCCTTGTCGTCGTCGGGGTCGGGAACGTAGTAGCGGATGATATAGATGACCACGATGATGGGAATGAAGCCGATGGCGACGTACTGCATCATGTTCAACACCTCGCCTTGGGAGTCCTCGTTCAGCTTAAACACTTGCTTAAAGAAGCCGCCGCCTGCATTGGCGGTGTCCTTGGCGGTTATTTCAATGGCGTCCATGTAATTTAGTTATTATATGCTTTATTATTTACAATTACGAGAGAAAATTAAAATACAAACACAATGTTTAAATAAATATTAAATGCAATTAAAACGGCATAAATGCAACCGCATGAATTGATGTATCCATTGTGACAAACAACAAACCCATGTTAAAGAGCATAGCAGAATTCAACAAATATCGCCGGACCACCGGGGAACCGATAACGAATCAATTCCCCCTGCGGCATGATGAGAACCAGTATCTGCATTTAATTGAAGATATTCTCTCGGAAGGGACGAAGGAAGAGGGTCGCAACGGCACAACATTCGCCGTGTTTGGCGCGGCGATGCACTTCTCGCTAAATGATCGCCGTGTTCCATTTTTGACGACGAAGCGGGTGGCGTGGAAGACGTGCCTAAAGGAGCTGCTCTGGTTCATTCGCGGGGACACGGACAACGCGCTGCTGCAGGCGCAGAACGTGCACATCTGGGACGGCAATGCGTCGCGCGAGTTCCTGGACAGCCGCGGTTTAACCGACCGAGCCGAGGGCGACTTGGGTCCGATTTACGGGTTCCAGTGGCGGAATTTCGGGGGCGAGTATCCTCCAACCGACCATGCTAAAAAGGGCGTGGACCAGCTGCAGTCGGTCATAGATGCGCTAAAGGATCCCGAGCAGCGCACATCGCGCCGATTAATTGTATCAGCATGGAACCCGTGCCAGCTGGATGAAATGGCGCTGCCGCCGTGCCACGTGCTCATGCAGTTCCACGTGACACATGGCACCCTGCTATCCTGCTCACTGTATCAGCGCAGCGGGGACGTGGGGCTGGGCGTGCCGTTCAATATTGCGTCATACAGCATGCTGACCCATCTTTTGGCGCATCACTGCGGTCTAGAGGCGCACGAGTTCGTGTATTATTTGGGCAATGCGCACATTTATGACGATCACGTGGAGGCGCTGCAACAACAGGTGAAACGGGAGCCTTACGACTTTCCAAAAATCGCCATTCGGGCGCTGCATGAGAACATAGACGACTACGAATTAAATGATTTTGAAGTGCAGGGGTACCAGAGCCATGATGCCATTCAGATGACGATGCGACAATGAACAAATGTTTACTGTTTACTGTTTCAAATTTCTAATGAATTTCATATAATCCTCGTATCCGCCGATGAATTTTGTGCCGACAAACACGATGGGGATTGATGTTTGCCCTTGGATGCGAGGCGTAATGTAGCGTTTAAACGCCGGCATCAAATGGGGTGCGAGTTCCACATACACGTCACGATTCGGTCTAAGATGTTGTTTCATTTTTTTGCACCACGGGCAGGATGAGTTGCCATATACAGTGACGCGTCCTTCTTTGGGTAAATGAAAGCCATTATTATGATTATGGCCATGGCTAGAACCGCGTTTTGTCCTGGATGTAGTGTTAGACCGTCTGGCCGATCGTCGTCGTCTAGACTTCATTTTCATTGAGTTTTTTATAATATGACTGATTATAAAAAATCATATAGCCGGGCGGGCAGTGGAGTGAGTTTACATTTATTTTTTAGATTTAGATTTTTTGGATTTTTTGGTTGATTTTGATCGGCGATTCTTGCGCCGCGTGTATCTGCGGGATTTTACACCCCCCACCAATGAAGGCACAGCCGGAACATTGACCGGAGGAGGCACAAGATCTGGATTTTGCGCGGTTGATGAAAATAGGTTTCCAATATTAATTTCCCTTGTCAATGCAGATTTTACGGAGTTGACTCCTTGTTCTATGTTGTTGTCAATTACGGCAGCTGTGGTTTTTATGGTGTCAGCTGCCTTGGACAATGTGGATGCTGGGGGTAATGGCGCTGGTGGAAAAGCGTCTGTTGTTGCTGCTGCTGGTGGAAAAGCGTCTGCTGCTGCTGCTGGTGGAAAAGCGTCTGCTGCTGCTGGCACTTGGTCAAACGGATTTGCATCCATTGATTCATCGGACATTGGTGCTGACGCCGACACAGGTTCGGACACAGGTTCTGCGGATGCTTGGTCCAAATCCATGGATGGTGGAGGAACTGCATTCAGGTCTGATTCGGGAAGGACGTCATTGTTGTCCGATGTTTGCATATCAGATTCAATTGTTATTTTAAGGCGTTTATCAGTCACGACCTTTACGAACCAATCCATAATTTTTTTGGCCTCTAGTTCGCCCTGGTATTCCTTTGGCTTCGCGGTCTTAATTTTGTTGATGTAAACAATGGTTGGAACCCCGTTCACCCCATAATTGTGTTTACGATAATGGTGCTCGTTCATGTGGTCGGTGGCATCCCTATCAAGATTGGCAATCGTGAATGCAGAGTTTGGTTTTAAATTGCTCATGACATTTTCCCATTCGGGTTCTAAATTCTTGCAATGAGTGCATGTGTCGCTGTAATGCTTTGCAAGCACGTGATGATTGGGTTGGTTCAGCAATGCATCCAACTCAGCCAGATTGTTCTGGTTGCCATTAAACACGGAATCTTTTCCGCCGGTCAGGCGCTGTGTTTTATTGGCACGCCGTTGTTTGCGTTTATGGTGCTTGAGCGTTTTTGACATAATACTTGTTGCGCTTAATATATATTGCATATAATTTAAATGTGTAAAATTAAATTATGTGCATATAATATTACAGATTTTCCAAAATATAAACTATAAACAAACTATAAACAAGGAATCAAGAATGGCACACGCAATGTTGACCATGACAATGACCACGTGGGCCATTTTAGCCATGTTCATCATTGGACTCCTGTTCACTATGACGCACACCGCGAACAGCGTGCAGGAGGCGTTTCAGGGCAGAACCGACACAAATGATAAACCCAATAAAAATCGGTGCCCGAACATCCTCATTCAAAAGGGGACCGAACTGTATTTGCACAACAGCCGACTGGCAAATGTGCCCGGCGTAAACCCGCTTAAGTTCAACAATTTAGAAGATTACGTAGAATTCACGGACTGGCAGCGCGGCCAGGGCATTCGGTGCCCTGTTTTATACCTGCAGCACTCGTTTGATGCACAGGGCAAACCCGTGTACAAGATTAGACCGAGTCCGATGGACCTGCAGGGCGGACTGCCCCCGGTGGTTTCTGGGGGTGTGGTGGCGGCGAGTGCGAATGCCAACATGATTGAAGATTCCGACAAACCGCCCATGAATGCCAACTCGTATCCCGCATTTGACCCCATGGAACCGAATGCGGGGAATCCTAAGGACCACCTTAAGAAACTGAAGGGCTTGAGCGCGAACCCGATGGACCCGAACTGGGGCGGCGACGCTTACACCCAACGCCTGATTGATGCCGGAAAGTACTCGGGTGAGGAAGTTGACATTTTTATACCTTAAATGCTTGAATGAATCTGCAATGAATCATAATGATAAGTATGTCATCCCTTACTTAGTTGGCATCATCTAAATATTTTAATGCGGTTGGCAGAACCGTGGTTTGAAAATTCGTCATGGCGATGAGCGAATTCATGAGCGCAACCGTTTTGTCGCTGGGGGGCGACATCATGGCGGATTGATCCTTTGAATCGGCAAGCATTTGCTGAGACAGCGCGTTGAGAGACGCCATGACCTTTGCCTGGGTCAATGCATCCATGACCTCAATTGAAGTTTCATAATTTGTTCTATTATCATTGATTTGCAAAAACCCAATCATTGATTTTACCTTATCAGTGAGAAGGTCGGATGTTTTTTTTGCCGTGACACCAGGGGTATCATCCGAAGAGGATGAATCCGATGCTGAACCCAGCGAAAACCCTTCGCGCCGAGTCAATGAAGCGGTGCTTGAAACCACGTAGTATCCCGCCAGTATCAGCGCGGCGATCAGAATGTATTTGAGCATGATGCCAATTTCCATGATGCGGTTGTGTTGTGTTGTGGGTTGCGGTGTGTTGTCTAGTGTGCGTATACATTACACCATTAAAAAATTATAAATGGTTTGAATGCATTTTTTGCTTAATTTGCGTGCTTGACCTGATTCCGATTCCAATTGAATGTCGGCCAAGCAATCACTGCTTCCACATGTGTTAAGGGATTCCATCAGGACGCGCATCGTAGGATATTTTTTGATAATGGCTGCTGCCGTCTTGCTGCTGACGCCCGGAATGTTGCACAGCATGATCTCCCCAATGTTTTGCGGCGTGATGTTTTCGCACTTGACTTGCTTCACCTTGAGCACGCTGCAGTAAGACACTGCTGCGTCATCTATTTGATCGGGTTGATCGGGTTGATCGGGTTGCGGCGCTTTAACGCTGTAAAAGTGCCCGTATGGCGCGGGGGATGCTGCCAGTTTGTCAGCGTAGTGGTGTATGAGTTCGTGCGTTTCCATGATGGACATGGTGCGGACCACGCTGAACCCCTTGTAATAATTCAGCGAACACATGGCCGAATAGAGCGCTTTTTTGCCGATTTTGCTAAAGCGTTCGTTGTATCGCGCAAAGTCGCCCTCCACAATGTAAACCACGTTGTGATTGTGCATGCCGGGAACGGCCTGCAAGCGGTGCGACTGCTCCTTGTATCGGCCGTCGCGGATGGAGGCCGCTAAATCCTGGAGGCTCTTGCGCTCAAAGATGATGTAGTCGGTTTCGCCATCCGACGAAGAGAGAATGACGTCCCCCACGGGGAGAGATTCGGACCGTAACTGGTGTGCTGCGCTATTCATGTTTAATCGCAACAGGTCGTTCAATGCATCCTCTCGCGAGTCCACTCGTATCAACATGCGTGCGTGTAGTTAAATGATTCAACTATAATTACATAATTACTATCATTTAAGTAATTATATAATAACAAATAAGTAAGGGACGTGCCGTCCCTTAAACCCTGGCATTGGACCTGGAATGGAAAGGAGGGGGTCGGGGGCAAAGGCTACTGCGCTGAACGTAGTTCCCCGATTTAAAACAGACCGGGTCTGTACATGCGAGTGGGGACACCACCGCTGCCAGTTGGGTTCATGGTCATGAGCTTGTTGGCCTTCAAATAAGCGAGACCGGGGATGCAACCCTGAGGGATGCCGCATCCGCAATAAGGAGCACGAGACGTGATGGCGCTGCCGAGATTTGGATTGCGGCCCTGCATGGTGATGAGACCACCCTTCTTGGGACCACCCAGAATGCACGTATTATTTGTGATGGATGGAATATTTTTGGCACGTTTGGAACCCGACATATATCCGACAGTCATTTTATTTGGTTATCGTTGAGTTATACTATGTCTAAATATTTTATTTTTTCATTCATTTCATTTAATGATTTGTGATAAATTGAATGTGATGGGGGGTAAGACATTCCAAAATGGGCTTAAAGCGATTGCGCGACATAAATGTATCCGCACTTCAAACTAACTTGGAAATGCAAACACCACAGCAATCGCAACAACAACAACAACAAGAACCAAGGTCCCCGCAACGCCAGGCTCTCACGTCTAAATTGTTGCACGCCGAGGAATTCATGCCGTCCGAAGATGGCGGCTTAATATTCAACCCCTACAACCCCGAAAACTGCGAGATTACATTGAGTCAGATTCAATCTATTCTCACCGCATACGGTGTTCCCGACCCTAAGGTGCACAACATTGAGCTTTATAAGCGCGCATTCGTGCACCAGTCTTACACTCGCCGCCCCGAGTTTGAGAATGCGGCGGAAAATATCAGCGTGGTGGATAAACCGGACGGCTGCATGCCGCTGCGCACCAAATCCAACGAGCGCCTAGAGTTCCTCGGCGACGGCGTGCTGGAATGCGTCACCAAGTACTGCCTGTATCGCCGCTTCCCGAAAGAGAACGAGGGCTTCATGACGGAGAAGAAAATCGCCATCGTGAAGAACGAGACCATCGGCCGCATGGCGTACGAGATGGGCCTGCACAAGTGGTTCATCGTTTCGCGGCACTCGGAGGAGAAGAAGCTGCGCACGAACCTGAAGAAGCTGGGCTGCTTGTTTGAGGCGTTCGTGGGCGCACTGTTCCTGGATTACAACAAAATCGCAATCAAAGACGAAGATCACTGGTTTGAGAGCGTGTTTGCCACGGGGCCCGGGTTCCAGATGGCGCAGATCTTCATTGAAAACGTGTTTGAGAAGCATATTGACTGGATTGCGCTCATTCGCAACGACGACAACTACAAGAACATCCTGCAGGTGAAGATTCAGAAGGAGTTCAAAACCACGCCGGACTACATTGAGCTCGGGCGCGACATGGAGGTGGGATATACAATGGGCGTGTATTTGTGCCTGGGGCAACAAATATACGAGACGTCGCCTGCAGCTGCAGTCAGCTTTGCGGAGCTGAAGACGTTTGAGGCGGTGCACGCGGCGTGCGAAGCGGCGGGTGGGCGCATTCTGGTGTTCTTGGCGCAGGCCTCGCATAAAATCAAGAAGAAGGCGGAACAGCTGGCGTGCGACAGCGCCATTCAGTTCCTGCCTTAGTGACGATGAGATCTAGGCCTGGATCTTTTAGACTTGGACTTGGATTTAGATCTTTTTCTTAGCCATAGCTTTCTTAAATCCCTTACCTGGTTCCCAGCCTGCAATGGGTTTACACTTGCATGTGGTTCCTGGACAATGACAGTTGATCATACCACATTGTTTACATCGTTTACCTGCATTCTTGCTAGACCTGGCTCTTTTGGATTTGGATCTTTTAGACTTGGATTTTTTGGATTTGGATTTGAATCTTTTGGAATGACGACGTTTGGTTTTAGCACTACCATCAGTATGGTCATGAGACAAATGACCCATCATGATGAAATGAGAGAATTTAAGATATATGTAATATAATAAGAGTGAATAAATTAAATTAAAATTAATATATCAAAACAATACATAAATAAACATGTCGGCAGCAGTTGCTATTTTAGACGCACTGCGAAAAAAGCCACTGGCTGAAAAAAAGAAGGAGTTTTCGGTTGCTTTTTTTGTTGCAAATGCAGACAAGCAGAAGGCCAAAGCCAAAGGCCTAGTGGAACCAATTCAAGAAGATGAACAAGAAGAGAGGGTTGAACATCAACCTACTAAAGAAGCTAAACCCACAGTTAAAATCGTGGATAAAGCCAGCCTAAAGTTGGTCAACCGTGAGGACATATTCGCCAAAATTAAAGCTGCGCGCGGCATTATTACTGAGGCTGCCCCGAATCCTTTGACACTCACCGCTGCAAAAGTGGTGAGCATCGTGGAAGAAGCCCCGGTTCCTAAACTGAAGGGCCGCAAACTGCAAAAAATAAAGCTCATTCCGGTTTCTGCAACGCAGTCCATTGATAAAGTGGTTATAGAAGTAGTGGAAGCACCGATAGATGTGGAAGTGGTTGAAGAAAAAGAAGTGGAACCAAACTTAGAACCATTGAAGAAAAAACGCGGAACCAGGAAACGAACGGATGGGAAGGAACTCGCTGGGAAGGAACTCGCGGATCAAACAAAGGCATTAGAACCCGTTAAGAAGGCTCATAAACCGATTGAACCGCTGGTTGCATCCGAATACTACCTGAACAACAGAGAGAAATTCGTGGAATTTATCAACAAACTGTTCCAGAAGAATTATCGCGCCGAAATCATGGACGAGTCACGCGTCGTGAGCTGCGAGGACCGCCGCAATGCGGATGAGTTCGGCCTCCTAACGCACCAGAAAATCGTTAAAGATTATTTGAACATGTATTCGCCGTATCGCGGCCTGCTGCTGTATCACGGACTCGGCAGCGGCAAAACGTGCTCGTCCATTGCCATTGCCGAGGGCTTGAAGTCCAGCAAACCCGTGTTCGTCATGACGCCCGCCTTCCTGCGCACCAACTACATGCAAGAATTAAAGAAGTGCGGCGACGACATTTATAAAAGACCGCGCCATTGGAAGTTCGTGGATGCCGTGGAAAAACCGGCGCTGATTCCGTCCCTCGCCGAAACGCTGGCCATTCCCGCCGAGTATGTTAAGAAGCACGGCGGGGCGTGGCTGGTGGACCCCGAAAAACCGAGCAACTACGGCGAACTCAGCCCGAAGGAGCAGGGCGAGGTGGATGCGCAGCTGAACGAGATGATTCAGGCGAAATACACGTTCATCAGCTATAACGGCGTGCGCGAGAACCGCATCAACGAACTGTCGCTCGGATACACCGTCAACCCCTTTGACAATTCGGTGGTCATTGTTGACGAGGCGCACAACTTCGTGAGCCGCATTGTGAATCACCTGAAGAAGGCACCGGATGACACAGACAAGGGCGGTAAAGGAGGTAAAGTTAAAGCCAAGGCTTTAATCAAACCCGAAGACGCCCCCATTGCACTCAACTTGTACCGGTTCTTGCTGGATGCGGTGAATGTCAAGGTCGTATTATTAACCGGCACCCCCATCATCAACTACCCCAACGAGATCGGGGTGCTGTTCAACATCCTGCGCGGCTACATTAAGACGTGGACGTTTCAGCTGGCGTCATCGGCGCAGGGCATAACCGAAGCCCGGCTGCAGCAGCTGTTCAAGGACGTGGACATCATGGACTACATGAAATACAGCGCGGCTGACCGGACTCTGACCGTGACGCGCAACCCCTTCGGGTTCGTAAATATGTATAAAGTGCTGTCAAAATCCGGTGTAAAAACACAGATGGAAAACTTGTATAATGGCGTGACATTTGATGTGGATGAGCACGGCATTATGAACGACGACGACTTTATCAAACTGATGGTCGCGGTGCTCGCAACCGAGGGCATCAAGGCCACCAAATCGGGCAATCCCGTGGCGCACAAGGCGCTGCCCGACACGTTTGACGGCTTTGAAAAGTATTTCATTGACGCCGACACGGCCGAGCTGAAAAATATGGACGTGTTCCAGCGGCGCATTCTCGGCCTGACGTCGTATTACCGCAGCGCCCAGGAGCAGCTGCTGCCCCGATATGACGTGGCCACCGATTTTGAAGTGGTGCTGGTGCCGATGAGCAATTACCAGCTGAGCGTGTATCAGCAGGAGCGGTTGTTGGAAATCAACAAGGACCGCGAGGCGAAAAAGAGGAAGACGCTGGGTCCGGGGCGCAAACCTGCGACAGGTGCCACAGGCGCAAAGAAACCGCTCACCATGAAGGAACTGTATGCCGAGCCGTCCAGCTCGTACCGCATCTTCTCGCGCGCGGCGTGCAACTTTGTGTTTCCGAGGGAGATCGGGCGCCCCAAGCCGTTTACAAGCGCAGCGGAAGGCGCAAGCGCAAGCGCAGCAGTTGTGGAAGTCTTGGATGAGGACATCATTGACGCCGACGCTGCGCGTTCCATTGTTCAGAATCCGGAAGGTGCAATGGGTGTGGATGAAGCGGCAGAATTGCAGAAAAAAACCGCCACCGAGGCGTATAAACATTATGAGGACCGCATCAAGGAGGTGCTGGAACAAATGAAGCGCAACGAGGAACAATACTTTAATCCGCGTGCACTGTCCATTTACAGCCCCAAATTCCTAAAACTGCTGCAGAACCTGCAGGACCCGAAGCACGAGGGGCTCAACTTGGTTTATAGCCAGTTCCGCACGCTGGAGGGCATTGGGCTGCTGAAAATGGCGATGGAAGCCAACGACTACGCGCAGTTCCGGATTAAACATAACCAGGCCACGCAGCAGTGGGTTTTAGATGATCGTCCCGAAGACGCGGGCAAGCGCCGGTTTGCGCTTTACACCGGCACCGAATCCGCCGAAGAGAAGGAGATTGTTCGCTGTATTTTCAACAGCGAGTGGGACCAGGTTCCCTCCAGCATTCGGGACGAACTGCTGCGCATCTCGGGCAACAACTTCTACGGCGAGGTCATCAACACGCTGATGATTTCGGCGTCGGGGGCGGAGGGCATCAATTTGCGCAACGTGCGATACGTGCACATTTTGGAGCCGTACTGGCACCCGGTGCGCATTGAGCAGGTGGTGGGGCGCGCCCGGCGCATTTGCAGCCACCAGGACCTGCCGCCCGCGCTGCGCACGGTCAACGTGTTCCTGTATCTGATGGTGTACTCTGAATCGCAGCTGAAGCCGCTGTCCAAAGAGGAAAAGGCAGCGGCTGACAAGGAGGAGGCGCTGCTGGCATCGTCGGACCCAAAGACGGTGGTGGACGTGTCCAATGCCGCTCTGAAATACATCCGGGTGTCGCGCGAACTGCGCGAATCAGACACCAGTTCTAAGACCGATCAGCCCATCACCACGGATCAGTCGCTGTATGAAATTGCGAAAACGAAGGAGTCCATTAATAGCAACATTCTGCGATTCGTCAAAGAAACGGCGATTGACTGCGCCATTCACGCCAAGGCGGGCAGCAAGGAGACGCTGAAGTGCTTCACGTTTGACAACCCGGAAAACAAGTTTGCGTATACGCCCAACATCCAGGACGAAGTGATTACAACCGAAGCGTCCACTAAAAAAACGGCGGCGGCTAATAAAACCAAACCCACTACAGCCACCGAAGTGGCGCCGTTGAACAAGGAGATGCGCAAAATCAAAATCAAAGAAATTATACATGATGGCGTGAAATATGGCATTGACATAGAAACCAATGACGTATATGATTACGAAAATCTTAAAATCGGAAACCGAGTTCTGGTCGGAAAATTCGTGGAACTAAAGCCCGGCAAATTTACGGTTGTAATGGAGTAAGGGAACCGTAGAGACCGCGACTTCACATGGATACCTTCATCACCTCCCCCCTCCTCCTCATTTTTTGCCGGCAGCGGCGGCGGCGGCGCGCGCGGCGGCGACAGCGGCATTATGCGCATCTCTTGCTGCCTGATCGCGCCTTACATTTTCCAGGTATTGTTTATATTCTGTATTATGCTCATCCTCATCTCCTCCTCCTCCTCTATACTTCATAGACCGCGACTTAGTAGCGCGCCTTTTGCTATGAGCGCGCCTTTTGCTGTGAGCGCGCTTGGAACGATGTTTGTATGATTGCATATTAAATTGTGTGGTGGTGGTTATAATATTATTAAATATTTTATTTTTTATATTTTTCTAAATGTTCCATAATTTCGGTATGTTTGGCATTCATGCTCTTTTCCAGTTCAAGCAGCTTATTGTAAAGTTGCTGTATTGTGATTGATGCATTTGGTTCTGATAAGCCCATGTCAGTTGAGGGCTCACTAATCTTTTTGAATTTTGAAAAAATGAAATCCGTTTCTTCAAAGTCATTTTCGTTAATAAAATTGTTGATCGGTTCATTGGGTTCAAATTGTTCCATTTCATGTTCTTCCACCACATTTGTCATGTTTGTGTTTGAAAACGACACTGATTTTTTTGCATTGGTTGCATTGTTTGCTGGAGGCAAATCAGTTGCATTAGTTGCATTAGATGCGCCAATCCACTGCTGCGCTTTTTTAATGTCCTCGGGTTTCAGCTGCACCAGCTCTCGCTCGCGAGCCGCCAGCTCCTGGGCAATGAGCCGCGACATTTCATCGCCAATCGGCTTGTCCTCTTTTAATCCTGCATCCGTAAAGCTGACATCGGTCGGTTTTTTCAGCGTCAAGAACGAGTCCATTTCCGCCTGTTTCTCTCGCAGCTGCCGGTCAAATTCGCTCGCGCGTTCGGTTTGCAGATCCTCGGCCCGATACACCATCTCTATTTTCTTTTTTTTGGGTGCATTATTGTTCGGATTGTTCGGAACCAGATTCATGTTGGCATTTGTATTTGTATTTGCATTCGTTGAGCGGAGCAACTGCACGAATTGGCGAATGATGTGCTTGTTGATGTCGCTCAAAGATGACAATGAACTCATGGTCTTGGAGGCCTGCTGCACTGAATTATCAAATGCCGCATGCACATGCTGAAACTGGTCACCCGACAACCCCGCAAATGCACCCGATTCCTGCAGCGTAGTCCACAGCAGTTCCTTGTTTTGCACGCTGTCCACGGTCATTGGTTGATTTGTTTGCATCACGAAGTAAGTAATTGATGAATACATGATGCAAATTATTTTTATATGCATTTTCTCACTTAAATTCAATTAAAGACAATGGCATAACACAAATATATAATAATAAAATGAATGACACAATTGAGGTAAATCAAAGTGGCATCATTGTGTGCGGGGTGTGCAAAAACGTGGTCAACACGCTGCCCGTGATTCGCGCCGCATTTGAAGATCTGGTTGCAAAGGCCGGGGTGCCGTGCTGGGCTATATTCTATGAGAACAACTCGGACGACGGAACCGATGCCGAGTTAATGAAATGGGCATCCGATGCACCAGCCGGCCAAGTTAAAGTGCAGTGCGACAAATTCACGCGAGAAGAGGAGCTGAGCCGAGGTGCGGCTCGCACTTATGACAATAAACCCTGTCGCATGGAACAAATCGCGCGTGCGCGCAACAAGTTGCTGGACATGCTAGTTGGGGAACTACGTTCCCCAAACCCCTCCTCTCTAAGCGTGGCGTTAAGCCCCTCCTCAGGGGACTCCTCATTAAGCGTAGCTGGGGGTGCGGTCGTTCCTGTGGGCTCTTCCCCAGCCAAATATGTGGTGATGATTGACATGGACAACCCGGTGCCGATCCCGGTGAATAATATTCTGCGCTGTATTGCGCGCGATCCCGACGGGTTTGATGCCCTCGTGTGCAACGGCTTGAACCCATTTGGCTACATGTATGACTTTTACGCGTATCGTGACGCGCAGTTCCCATTTGGGGCCGAAATCATGCGCGAGGCGTTTTGGTCGGGGCATCATCAATACTACGTGCAAACTGCCATAAATAACAAAACGATGCTATTCAATCACCAAATGAAACAGAGTCCAGCGCTGCTGCCTTACATTCCTATTGGGTCCGGCTTCAACGGCCTGTGTATTTTTCGGCGGGAGGCGCTTAAAGGGGCACGCTACTCAGCAATCCCCACGGCGGAAATGAACGCGGAGTACCAAGCGATGAATTGCATTCCGCCGCTGTCCAAAAATGCAAAAACACATGTCGACGGGGCATCGGTCGGCATGTATCTGTTTCCAAAAGATGAGAATAACAAGGGCATCTTCTACTTCCACAATTCGGGCTACAACTTCCCGGTGGTGTGCGAACACGTGCCGTTCTTTGCGAGCATGCGCGCCAATAATCACCGACGCATCTACCTCTGCACCGACCTGGTGTGGAACTGGATTTGAACGGTCACGCATTAAACTATGAATATGAATACACAACCAAAATTAAGGCGAAAATCTTGTCATTCTTAAAAGAACCGATCCGCCGTAATTGATAATGATTTCAAGTTCAAACCTGTCTGCAATCGGGAATAGATTAAAAGACGCTCCAAAATTGCTATAATATCCTACGGGTTTTGTTAATGACGCGGTTCCACTCACCGAAATAATACTAACAATGTATCTGCCTCCATTTCTGGTGTTAGTCAATGAAGCAATTGTAATTGCGCCTGCTAATGCTGGCGTTGCCTGAAAAAACCCGGTTGAAAGACCTAAACAATCAATATTCCAGGTTGTTCCTGTTCCAAGATTAGTGGCAGTGTTAGTGAGGATAAGATTGTTGCAATTCACATTACTCGTAGTCGTAATTTTATTTGCTACAAAGTTCCACCCATTATCATTTGAATGAGAAAGCGTATTCAAAAGGTTATTTGTAAATATCATATCGTCATTGGAAGTGGGTGATTGAAGTTTTGACGCAAGCGTTATGACACCGGCACCAACAGAAGAATTAGTTGATATTGTTAGATTTCCGCTTGACGATTTTAGTGCTTGTCCGTTAAGATCTATTGTTTGAAAGGCATTTATTTCACTTTCATTACCATTAATTTCAAGTATTTTTGTTGATGTTCCATTTACAGCGCAATTAAAAGCGAGGACACCATCTTCATTCGCCGAACCAGCATTACGACTGATGCAGTCTATGCCACCAAATGTGATTTGTGTTCCACTAGTATTTTTCCCTATATGCTGTTGCCTATATACATAGTCGGTTACCGTTCCGGTTTGATTATGTCCTTGATTTAATGTAGATATAATGGGACATGATGTAGTAGTAGCATTTGTATTTGTAAATGTATAAGCAGGAGCAGTGATAGTGGAATTTCCACTTGCTATAAAAGATTCATTTGCGCCTGATAAAACAACTAAACTATTTACAACACTTACATTTGCCCCACCACTAACAGAAGAAAAGGAACCCGATGAAGCACATGTCATATTGAGTTGTCCCTGTGAAGATATTGCGAGATTTCTTGTTGCTCCTACCACTACATGTTCTATTTTTGCGTCTCCTATTGTTGGGGTCTCCATTCGTAAGAGTTGAGAAGATGCACCTGAAATATTTGATGAAGTGATAGTTGCAGTTGAACCGCCACCATTACTTATAAATCCACCAGTTCCTGTATATACTGCCCCAGCAGTAGTATTTTCATAAATACAACTTATTTCACCCTGCGTTGTAGAAGCAGAACCACCAAATCCTCCTTTCTGTTCTGTTCCTGTTCCTATTTCTTGCTGTGCTATTGCCTGATAAACCACACCAGTTGGAGGAGTTGATGTAAATGTATGTGAGTAATTAACATTAGTAGGATCACTAAATGTGAGTTGTTGTGAAGCATTACCATTTTGTAGTGTTATATTGTGTGAAGTTGTCCTATTTACTGCATCCGTGTATTGAGCGTTCATAATAGTTCCGCCCGAATTAACCTCTCCCCCGAAAGCACCTGAATAAGAACCCGAAGTTTGATTTGAAAAACTCATAAAAGTATTAGGAGTAGTATTTGTAAAACTTGTTGAAGCAACACTACCTATATTGTCATTTGCTGTTATTGATACACCACCAGCACCATAACTTCCCAGAGAAGTTTGCCCTCCTACTGTATTTGTTAAAAATAATTGACTATTTAAAACTTGTGCTTTTAAAACTTCACCAGATGATATAACTTCATCTTTAACTTCAATTCCAGTGGGAGTAATTTGAGTGCGAATTGTATTGAGAGGATTACTTGAATCTTGTGTAGTTATATTCATAGGAGTTAATGAAACGGCGGCAGGTGTAGTAAGGTCATAAATGGCAGCAGAACCATTGCCATAAATTGCGGTTATAGGACCCCCTCCAACACCTCCACTTTGAAAAAGTGTTCCAGTAGTATTTGTAATTGAACTGAGACCACTGAGAGTTCCAGTAGTCATATTTACAGCTCCGAGGGCAAGAGTTGTGGTGAGTGGTGATTGAAATGCTACGGTCGGGGTTGTCGTTCCTGTTATATCAATATTCGCTCCTGCAATTACACTCGTCACAATGGGATTTCCATTTATCAAAACCTGACCGGCCGGGTTAAGATTAATGTCGCCTACACTTGTTAATGTCATGTCAGCGCCAGCGCCAGCGCACGCAATGGAGAGACCACTTGCGTTAGTGGCAATCGTGCTAGATGTTGAAACAACATTGTTGTATGCTTGTTGAAATTGAACATTGGTTCCAGTGGTGTCCAACACCTGCTGATTATTGATGCTTGGAATACTGGAGTCGGTGTGAAGTTGTCGTATCCTGGATCTGCTTGAATCGCACACTTCTTCAATGAAAAAATTCTGGGTTATGCCTGAGGTTGTGTTTTGATATTGAAGTGTGTTTCGAGCCATTGTGTCGAACGTGTTTCTGGTTTGCGAGTTGATTGTTCCTCCCACCGCATACATCAAACTGTCATTTGCACCGAATGAAGACCCGGAAATGCCGACTTGTTCCATTCTTGTGGCGGTGCTTGTTCCATCCGTCGTAGTGTGCGTTTCCATGCAACCGGCCGAAGGGCCGGAAGTGCCGACTTGTTCCATTATTGTAGAGGTCATTGTTCCATCCGTTGCAGTGTGCGTGTCTATGCAAGCACCGACAATGGTTATATCTGTTCTTGTTGTTGTAACGCCACTTGTGGAATCTGAAACAGAGACATTTGTGTCAGTTTGACCCTGTTGAGATGTTATGTCTGTGCGTGCGACATTGCCTGTGGTTTGGTCTTGAAATACTACCGAACTTTTGCTGGATATTGGGTTTGCGTCGTTCACTATATTTGTAAATGTCGCTCCCACTCCCGCCCCTTCCCATCCCACTGCAAGAAGAGAACGAGGAATCGAATAATCGGCGGTAACATTGATAATTGCCCTTTCCCCTGCGACCGCAGGAGTCTGGCTTTCACACGTGAGGCGACTTTCTGTTGTGGTTGAACTCAACGTGCTACTAACACCGGTCGCAGGGAGACTTAAAATGATGGGATTATCTACATTGATGACTGGAATGGATGGAGTTCCAGTGAGATTAATATTCGCTCCTGCAGAGATGTTTGTTGTTGTGAGAGGCGAACCATTTATCAAAACTTGACCGACTGGATTAAGATTTATGTCATTCGCACTTGTCAGCGTTATGTCTTGTGCCGATTGGATTGTGAACCCCGTTCCAGATGAGTTGTTCTGTAGTATGCCGTGTTTATCAATAATTGTAGAAAATGTAGGAGCGGACGGAGCAAATTGTTCAATTGATATGAGTGGATTGGTTGGGTCTGATTGCATGTTTATTTGTCCTATCGTATTTGATGGGACTATCTGTGTGGAGTTTAAAATGAGTTGCGTTGTTAAAATATTTTCAAGCGTTCTTGCTTGGATAGTGGTTGTGTCATTTGTTGTGAGATTGTTAGTTGTTAATATTAATAAACTTCCATTAGAGTCGGTAAGGCTTTCTTGTTGATTAATTTTATTTGTTACAGTGTTAGAATAAGTCATGACACCACTCGCTTTTTGAAATGCACCATCCGTCGTCATATTATTAGACAGAGTGATTGCTCCCGCATTGATTTCGCTATTTAAACTAACGAGAGATGACGCCGCACCTGATGCAGCGGATGATTGGATAGTGGCAGAAGAATTATCATTGGTTACATTGTCTATCGCCGTATTTATAGAACTCACGACTCCGTCCAAT